ACAAGAACCACAAGTAACAACATTAGCACCACAATAACACTGGGTACAACTCCCTTCTTGGATTGTTGGACCTTCTAATCCCTGGAATGGTATGGGGGGTTGGGATAAGCAATTACCTTGTACTAGATTTGGGGGGAAATCGATAGACTCAAGGACTCTAGCTGTTGTGTTGTTATATAAACTTTGACACACCTTATCAGCTAATCCATTACCTCCAACCAACCCATACAAGACCGTCGTATAACCCCAATCACATTCAGGTAATGTATTTGCTTCTTTAGCTTGAGCCGCTATTGCGGCCGGAAGTGGCGCTCCTGTTCCGTCACCAGTAACCCATATGGTTTGCATAGGGAACGATGTCGTATCGTTGTCTTGACCTTCAGTATTATCAGAATCGATACCTGTATCTGTTTGACTACATAGTTGATTGTTTTGTTCAAAAATGGGTTGTGGGAATGGTGGTGTGTAGGTTGACATATCGGTTGGGTTAACCAAGAAATATCCATCTTCAGAATTTCCTGATAGTATAAGATAATTATTGGCTAATGTGTCACCACAGTATTCCCAAACATCACCATTAACTTCAATGCCACCAGCTGATTCGGAAGTACCACTACCCCAATCTATTGTGGTTGTTGTCCCAGTAGTTTCTGTTGGTTGTGTGATACCTGTTATACTATCATCAAAAATGCTAATAATATCTATTATTTCAAATGTTTCATCATTAGAGACCTCAAAAACACCCATATCATCATATGAGTGTGTTAATGGTACTTGTATTGATTTTGTTGTGGCGGATAACACCAACGCATTAAACACCCCATCACCATTTGTGTCAAATGGTTTTAAATCTTTTGTTAGAAACACTTTTCGTTTAATAAAATTCATTACGTTAGTATAAATTCAGATAGTGTTATTTTACCCATTTCCGTACCACCATCCGCATTAGGTTCAGTTCTAAAATAATACTCACCACCACTATTGTTAGGGTTAATTAATACAATAGGGCTTGTTCTCCAACCTCTATTAGTTATATCACTATATTGTGTTACCCCAATAGGTGCTGATATTGTTGTTGGTGGACAATAAAATGATTGAACCTGTCCTGTATTCGCGTTAAAAAACTTACCCTCCATGTATATAGTCCTGTTATTGTAAGTATTTTTCATTATAATATCATCTTTGTCCCAAAACAATCTTTTTAATTTAAATTCTGCTGTAGGTGTTGGGTTAACAGGTAAATCCTCCGTAAACAATAAATTAGCTGTTTCACTATCATTTTTATCGTAAAAATATAACCTAAAATAACTTTTAGTAAATTTATTAAATTTATAATCTTTAGGTATACTAAAGTTAGCACTTGAGGGTTTATCATATTCACTTGTGTAACCATAGTACGACCCACCATAGAACCTAAATTCTATTGACAACCCAATATTATTATCTGTTATATACTCCGAAATGTATTCAGTTTTTTCACCATCTAAAATACTATTAATCGCTTTTTGTGTTTCACTACCAACCCAATCATCAATACCTTCTGAATAGTCAGTTGGTTCAAATTTAAGTTCTAATGGTATTGTTATTGATTTATTATATAGGTTTTGATTAAAAATAGATGAACCAGAGACATTTATTGGTGTTATTGGTGGTGGGTAGTTACTTGGGTTACCTTCTGTTGGGTATTGGTTTGCGTTGGTCCACTGTGTATCTAGTGTTTCACCACTAACCCACGTAGTTGTTATACCAGAAACTAAATCATAATTCGCCCCTAATAATCTTCTCCTATTTAATGTAATCCTGTGTATCATTAACAAGTGTCTTTAGGGTTTGCTGTTATTATAGTTCTTTGGTCTATCACTATATATGGGTTTTGTCTTCTAATATATAGGTTGTTATTCATGTATATATAGTGTCTACCATTTAAAAATGGCCAATTAACACCGTTAGTACCCTCTTCAATAAAACCATCGGATAATAAATCTCTCCAACCTTTAGACCCGTTTGGGTATAGTTCATAATCAGCCGGAATACCTTCAATAGTATCTTCAGGGTCAGCCTTTTCAATAAAATTAGAAAATTTCTTAATATCTAAAGATTTAAATGATTTATAATAATAACCTTCTAAATCTTTAAGTGGTGTTAAAATGGATGAGGAATTACCAGCACTTGGTAAGGTCCCTGAAACATTTATTGCGGATGTTGTTTCAGTCGAACCACCATTAACTAAAATACTATCTAATGGTGTGTTGTTATTAATTAACACACCGTCTTCTAGTCCGAACCTGAATATAACCCCTGTTATTACTTTTTCTTTGACCTCTTTTCTATTGTATTCAACAATATCACCAATGTATTTATCCCCTTGGTTTTTTATAATTGTACCAGCCCCACCTGTGTTATTTACTGAAACTGTTTCAATACCTGTTGTACCATTACCTAAATCAACTGTTGTGGTGGTGTTGGCTAACACACTATTAAAATCCCAATGAGATGTAACGTTAGACCAATTGTAAGGGTTGGCTCCTGACCTTTTTAAGAAACACATTTTTAATTCATTAACGATTCCACCTCTGTGACTTATTAATTGTCCAGTGTTAATATCTTTTTTAAAATTAAATAACCATGTTTTATTAGCAATACCTTCACCCCCTTCTGTTTTTGGGTATATTGACGAACTAAAGGAGGCTGGATGTATAGTATAATCATTACCTGTTAGTATTTTAAACTCCCTAACATAATAATCAGACGGTGTACCATCCATTCTTCTATAAGTTAACAATGTCGACAGCTGTGGGGTTACGTTTGGTTGTATTGTAAAATTTTTTGCGTTTATAATAGCGTGTACCCTATGAAACCCATTCATAACACTACCATTTGGGTTTCTCATCTCAACATAACCATTAGTACCTAATCCATGTTCGTTAGGTGTTGTGACTAAAACATAGTCTGTGTTAGTTGTTCCCCCAGTTATATCTGTATTTGTGAACGAAGTTATTTGGTAATCATTATTATACCACACATCATTGTCTGAACTATTTACAACCCTATTTAAAAACATTTCGTTTGTATCCCCCCCCTGAAAGTCTGAAGTTCCTTTCCATGATGTTTCTAATGTTATTTTAGTTGTTAGGTCGTCACCATTTTGACCCACTTCATATACTTTATGTATTCCTTGGTATTGGTTGAGGTTTTCTCTATCATTTAAATGAATATAATCACCTTCCGATAGTTTATGTGTTTGTGTTGTTTCAACCACTAATAAACTTCTATTACCTGACGGAGTGTTGGATAAACCAATCACTCTCATGCCTAAATTAACTGGTTTATTGACTGTATCATCACCCCATATATTATAGTTTGGTAACATATCAGATGGATAACATATTTGTATTAACCAATTGTTTGGGGTCATTGTAATGGGTGAATTTGCTGGTGGTGACGGTGTATTAATAACATTAAATAATGGGTCCCAATCTGTATCTATTGTACCTCTTAGTGGTCCAGATGTGATACCTGGCCTCCCACTTGTTAATTCATTAGCGGTAAATATGTTTAATTTACCAGATAACCCATATATACTAGATAAACCCCTTTCTAAATTAAACTGTTCACCCACATCAATAATACTGTTAATTGGATTGGCATTAGGTTTTATTACCCTAGTTGTATTATCAATTGTTAGGTTAAGGGAGGTATCTTCATCTGTTGAGACTTTGTTTTTATACCTACTAATTATTTGTCTAATTCTATCATCCATTAAACACTAGCTGACTTTACTCTTATTCTTATATCTTTAGTTGGTAATTTAATTTCAAACATTGTTTTTTGTTCACCAAATAAAGCGTAATCATCCGATAAATCTATTTGTTTTGTTTGTTGGTCTGAGTAAGATTGGCTTATCGCATTTAATGAATAATCACCACCCACCTCATTAAAGACTCTGATATCTGTTATATTAATTACACCACCTACATTATTAACACTTTCAGTTAATTGTCCTAAATATATAGATTCACCCATATCCCATTTATTAACATCAAAGTATTTTTGAATATTTTGAATAACATTATTTATTATTTCAGCCTGATTGAATGCTTTATCAATAAATAAATCTAACTCAAAAGATAAATTAATAATTCTACCATCACTAATTAACACATAATCATTTAACATTCTATAATCAGCTAAATAAGAAGCCATATTTTCTTTAAGTGAGTTTGTTGAGTCGTTACTTAACTTACCACCACTATCTAACCCTAACACAAATATTTCAATTTTGTTTTGGTCTTCACCAACACCTAATCTAAATGGTACCCCAAACTCACCTGGCATTAATTGTACTCTAGATAAATAATCTTTAATTGTTACAGCTCTATTTTGTGATGCAAAGTTGTATTTGGTCATTTGTCTAACCATTTCTATAGATGGTGCACCATTCCCACCAAATGCTGGAATCGGGTTGTTAACTCTTAGTGACCTTTTAACCGCATCATTTGTATTAATATTTGGACCCTGAATCACCATAGTATTTAAACCAACACCGTTAATGACATTTGCACCCACATTACTTTGTGAACCACCACCAACTCTATACCTAATATACATAGTGTTATTTGCTTTTGGTATCTCACCTAAAGCTGTTGTATTAATAAAATCCCCGATTTGTTGTGTAAATGAGTTTTTACCAAACTGAGCTAATAAATCTTCACCAGAATTACCACTACCAAAGGTCATTTTACAAAAACCCAAATCAGTATATTCTTTATAAAATCTTTGTGTTGTATCAACCCATTTACCCATTTTGATACCTGAGTTATCGGAATTTCTAGTCGTATCTTCAATGAAGACTTTATCTTCAGCTAATGAATCCATTTCAAACCACCTAAGGTCAAAATTAATAAAGTCATCTAAGGTTGGTGATGTGATTAGGTTAGTGTCTTCTTTTGTGATAACACTTTCAACTGATAACACATTTTGGTCTGGTAAAATTAATTCTAAAAATGGTTTAACATCACCCGTATTTATTATTTTTTTATATATTTTAGTTGTACCGTTAATTACTAATTCTCTTTTAACTATGGTGTAATTAAGTAGTGTACCATTAACATCAATGTTTGGTAGGATTAGTCTATTTGGTATTCCACCTGAACTATAGGCCGAACTAAAATCAATGTCTTCTAATGATTCAAATGTTTGTCCCCCACCTTGTGCTTGTGCACCATATCTAAGTTTTGGTGCGTACCTTTGGTCCCATGAGTCACCTAGTGTTGGTACTGTTATTGAAAAATCTACTATAGTAACACTTGGTCTTTGTCCAGGTATTTTTAAACCTAATGTTCTAGCCATGGACATAACAGACGTTCTTTCTTGAGCGTAATCTATCTGTGTCTCTTGGAACATCCTATCTGTATGGTAAGATAACATATCAGCTGTAGCCGCATTAAGTTCTAATAACATAGTACCAACAGAAGCGTCGTTAAAATCCGAAAATAAATCGGGGTAGTATTGTTTTATAAAGTTAAATAACTCCGTCCTTACATCAACGAAGTTTCTTGCGAAATAATTTATTTTTTTTGCCATAATTATAATTCTATTTGTACCGAATCACTTCTTCTAAAAGTGCCTTGTGTTACTGTGTAATCTATTTTCACTAACGTGTGATGTTCATTTCTAAGTTGGCCTTCCTCACCACCAGTGAGTATTAATTCATCTATTTGTAGATTCGGTATAAAATTAGTTACAGCTGTTTGTATTTCTTGCTTTATACCAGTTCGTACCTCTTCATCATTTTGTTCAAATAAATATTTTCTTAAATTAGCCCCAAAATTTGGTAGGTACAGTCTTTCATCTTTATTTGTTAATAATAAATGCATTAAATCAGATTTAACTGCTTTCTCACTGACATCATTCAGAGCTAAGTACTTACCTTTACGGTCATCCTGGAAAGGAAACTCTATGTTTATAAATCGCTCACCCATATCTTTTTATTATAAATATCTGTTTAGGAAATTTAATACTATAATTGTAAATGTATAGGGCATAAAAAACCCCCTTTGTTTTTAAAGGGGGTTTTTATTTTAGTTTTGATTAATTGTCATCCCCGTCTGTGTTACTTGTCGAGACTTCAGTTTTTAGTTCCGATACGTCTATATCGATTTCACAATTGTTTCCAGAACACGCTAATTCACCACTTAAATCAGTATTATCATCAGATTCAACAATTCTAGATAAATCTATGTCACCTAATGATTTCATCATTTCATTGTATTTTTCCTCGGTACAATCCTCAAATGGTGCTTGTTGGTAAGTCCCACCATTGTATGGTAATACAGAAAGTCCATTATAATGTTCTCTGTTTTCCCACATCCATTCACCAGCTTTTTCCCATTCATCATCTCTCAATGATACTGTTGCTGATACATTGTGTGTATTCATTCCCTTAACATGTCCAGGTTTTACCCATTCCATAGAAATTTTTTTAATTCTTTCTAATAAATCAAATGGAGACTCAGTTCTCATAATAGAACCCTTAGGTGCTTTCTGTGGTACAGAAATTACTGCCGTATCATGTGGTCTAAAGACACAATCCTCAACCAATTCAGGGTGGTATATAGCTAAATAAGTGTATATTGCCTCATTCTTACCAACTCTAATTCTTCTAACATAAAAATCATTATGCCACGCGTGAATACCTGATGAAGTACCTAATGTTAATGAGGTGGTTCCAGCTGGTTTAACAGTTGTTTGTCTAGCTGATGTGTTTATACCAATCAACTCCGCTACTCTTTTATTTTCTTCTTTAACAATTAATGCTGCTTGGGTCATGTCTAAATTTAAAACAGCTCCTGAAGCTATACCTGTCATAGATACACCAATAAGTGCGTCTTTTTCAGTAGTTCTTTTCCAAACATCCCTTAAATAATGGAAATCAGTGTAACCAGCTTGAAGTGTTCCTATAAATGATGCCGCTTTAACTCTTCCATTATAATCTTCTTGTGACACTAAGTTTGAGACGTTTACCTCACATAGATTACAGAATTGATTTGGTCTGAGTGCAATCTCACAACAAGGGTTAGTTCCCCAGTCTTTATCGTTAGTAAAATAGATACCAGGTTCACCAGCTCCACTCAATTCAATTCTTTTCCAAATACTTTGGAAATACTCTTCGGTGATTTTACTTCTAATCAAAGCTGCTGAGTTATTAGCTCTACCTCTTTGTGGGTTAAGTTCCCACCAATTTCCCGACTTACATGTAATCATGTCCTCATCGTCAGCTGAAAATAAAGATATAAGTGCAGCTCGTCTAATACCACCAGCTAGTACAGCGTCAGCGATATGACATACTATATCGTGAACCTCTAACGGTTTTAATTTGTCACCATTAGACTTTGTGTCCAAAACTTTTCTTATATTGTGAATACAATCCTTAAGTGGTTGTGGTCCAGGTGCCTTACCACCTGATGTCACTAATGCTGCACCTTTCTGTCTAATGTCAGAAAAATCAAATAGTGGTGTTGATGTGTTGTCACCAAAGTAAGATTTCATTAATACTTTAATAGCGTCAGCCCACCCTTCAATTGAATCACTAATTAAATACCTTCTAGTCCTATCGGGATTTGGTTTTCTAATCTCAGGTAACTTATCTACGTGATGTTTTTGTACTGAATACCCAACACCTGTTCCACCTAATAATAAGAACATAGACTCAGCAAATGAATCCTTATGGTCAATTGGTACGTAAGCACAGTTGTAGACTCTGTTTGGTGATATTTCGATTGGTTTTCCACCGAACTGCATCGACCTCATCGAGGGTAATACTTTTTTATTATACACAAATGTATACGCTTCTTCAATTTCATCAGCTAACAGTGGATATCTCCTCTGATGCATTTCTTTGTTTCTAGTTACTAATTCGTCCCACGTTTCTCTTCTCTCTTTTTGGGGAAGAAATTTAGCGTACTTCATGTAGACAGTGATGTCAGACAAAATTTGGTTTGATAACTCCATTCTGTTAAATTGTTTTTAAATTGTTAATGTTATTTATTTTATTGTTGTTGGAGGTAACGGGGTATGCCCTTCTTGTTTCTCCTTAAGCTCCCTAGCTCTTTTGATTCTCTCACGAACCCTATCCTCAGCTTTATCCTCGGTTTTCTTTTCATAACCTAAGAACGATTCTGATGTTGTCGTATCAATAAGACATGTACCATTGTCAAATGTACAGTTCTCATAAATAATCCCATCTCTACCAAACCTAGACTTTAATACCGCTATAGTAGCTAAACCAGCTTCTTTTTGTGGTAATGTTTTGGCCACTGATATAATAAAGTGACCAATTTGAGCTCTTTTTATAGACCCACCCATTTGGTCCCCTGTTACAACATCTGATGAAATTGAACTTCTATTACCTTGTACAGCTGTCCAACCTACCATATCATATTCAACTAACATAGATTCAAAGGCTCTCATTACATTACCTTCCCCATCCCATGATGCGTTAAATGATTTAACAGACTCAACACAATCGATATAATCTAAGATTAGAATATCGGGTTTGATTCCTGTTGCAATTAGGTGTCTTATGTAAGACTTAATTGTGTTTACTGTAACCCCTTCAGATGTGAACTTTTTAATTACTAATTGATTCTCTCTGTTCGTTTTCTCGTGAACTTGTTTAATTACTTCTTCTTTGTTCTCTGCGAGGTCGTTAAGGTTAATTCCCGTCCAACATGCCGCGTGTTTACGTTGTATCACCTTCGGCATATCTTCAAATATTATTTGTAAAACATTGTATCCAGCGTTGTATGCTGAATTGGCTATCTTTGTTAATACTGTGGTTTTACCCACTCCGTAAGGTGCTAAGACAACCGCTAACTCACCTTTTGATATTCCCCCATCAGTTATCTCATCGATACCTGTTATCCCTGTAGGGATTGGGTTTCTATAATCATCCTCTAATACCGATTCAAAGTCATCTTGTATCATGACCCCATCGTCTTTCTCAGAACCCACAGACAAGGCGTCTTTCAATATCTCAGAACACCTCTCGTAACTATCAAAGTCACCCTCATCGATAATCTCGGTAATTTGGTCGTTCGCTTTCTTTAACTCCTGTTGTCTACAAAAATTAAGAGAAGTGTCTTGAACAAATTTCCAATCCTTAACTACAAGGTTTCTAACTTCTTTGGTGATTGCGAATATGTAATCTTGTGTTACAGTATCTTTAATCTCCATTTTTAAAACAGTTTCCAATGTGTCCCACTCAGGTACTCTGTCAAATCTCTCGTAGTAATCTTTAACCGTTACTATAAGTAGTCTGAAGTACTCGTTGTCAAAGTATGGTGCGTGAATTATATCAATAATTCTTTCTGAAAATTTCTTATTAGCTGGATGTAGAATTTGATTTATTAATTCTTGTTGGAACTTGTGACCCAAGTATCCAAGTGTAACTTTTTTTCCCATAATCTACCAGCTTTTGTGTTTAATAATAAATAGAAATCACAGTTCGATTCCGCTATATTCCACAGTAAAATATTCTTGTGAAAACGTATCTTGTATTGTTGAAATAATCCCAGGGATTAATTTTCTAACATCAACGCTGTACCTAACTCTCTGAGGGTACACATTTCCACTAAATCTAGATTTTATTACTGGTCTATCATCAACTTTAATTTCAAAATCAAAAACATCTTCTTTTTCTGAAACTTCTTTTACGCTAGCGTTAACCTCCTCTTGGGTTTGTTTTTGCCAAGGATTAATCTGTTTGTGTAAGTACTCTTTAGTTTTATTCTTTAAGTCTGATTGGATTATCGACACACACTCATCAACACACTCTTTAAGGTCCATTGAATATCTTACTTCTTTATTGTAGTTCTTCACTGAGAAGTATCTTTGGCAGATAATATTTCCGTTTATGTACAATACAAATTCAAATTTTTTCATAATCTTTTTTTTTAATGTTACTTTTGTTTTTTAAATTTTACTTTTTCTTTTTTAATTAACTTCATAAATGGTTCCATCCAACCGACATAACCATCTACACCACCAGGTATGTTATACATGACACCGTCATCTAACATCATTTTAAGAACATTTTTATAGTCTCTACCCTCAGGGTCCATTGGTAAGTCAATCATCGACTGAACCTCTTCTTTAGCCTCATCGGGTAGTAAGGGGTTGTGTAGATTTATAATCTTGTCGTTAATTTCATAGAACTTACCTCTGTGGTTTCCTTTGGAGACACCGTCAATAATGTTCTGTAGGGCTTTTAGTGGTCTTTCCCTTTCTTCTTGTAGTACTTTAGCCTTAATTTTAATTTCTTCAACCGTTACAGTCCTTTCTTTAATTTCAGGGAAATGTTCTAAAAGAGTGTTCTCTGTTACCAATGAAATACCTTTAATGAAATCTGATTTACAACCTTCAATTATCTTAACCATACCAGCGTTGGTATAGTGATGACTGAAGTACCATCCGTAGTTACCTATACCCACAAGTTGTTTCTTGTCAGCCAAAAATATCGAAACTTCTTCCGTTATCATTTGACATAAGTCCCTATCGTTGGTGTATATGATTACATCTTCATTTTTTTTCTTGTTTAAAGAGTAATAAGCCATTAGGTCATCAGACTCACAGTCTGGATGTACATACTGTCTAATATATAAATCTTCTGCATAAATCTGAACCCTAATTTTTT